CGTCACCGTTGGCGAATTCATGCGCAGCGAAGGGCATTGGCGATGTTACGATCTCAATGCTGACTATACCAAAATTCGTCGGACGGAGCTTTTCCCCCGCCCCCGCAAAAAAAGACTTGGATAATTGCAACCTTGTATTACTGTGCCTATGGGCGTGTATGTTCGGTTATGGAACATACACGCCCTTTTTCTATTCTTCCTGCATCATGTAAAGATACATAACCGACCGTTCCTTTGCATTTTTCAACCGATGACGGCGGTTGATTGCTGTTTCTCCGTCCTCTTTTCCTTTTTTGTACTAAAACTTTGCAACTTTGTACCCAAAATAGGAAAGGAAAGATAAATAATTAAGAAATAGGAGGTTATGTCGGTTTCAAGTCGGCTACAAAAACGGTTGCGGATCGGTTTCAAACTACAAAAACTTTGCAACCGCTTAAATTAGGTTGGCGCAAAGATGCAAGATTACAAAGTTATGTACTCGGTTGCAAAATGCTTTTTTGTTTTTGTGTCTTCGTAATATGATGGTTTACAGTGTGTTGTTATTGAAAAATGCAGGGTTGCAAAAACGCATAAATTTCTGGGCAAATCAAACTATACCGAAGATACAACAAAAACGTACCGATATATATTCATGGGCAAATGCACGCGTGTTGTTAAAATACAAGAAATCCTGCCCCAGGGTACTTTTCCAAGCGCATTTTTCAGATTATTCTTTTTTATGTACAGCTGAAAATGTGTATCTTTGTAGATAAACTTTTGATTATGAAAGATTTCGTGTTTTATATTAAACTGGAGCATTACCTGGCTCAGTGGTTGACACATTCGCTGGGCAATCCGGTGCGTTTTCCGGCACAGAGCAATGAGAACTCGGTTATACGGCGCTTTCTGCAGAAGCTGCCACCGGACAAGTTACCCGAAATGCCGTCCGATGATACGGTCGCGATTGTGATCCCTGATTCCAAGGCGAAAGATCCGGCAGTGTACAATTACCTGGGTCCGTTGGCCAAAGAGGCGGTGGTTGAATCCATCGAAGACCTGTTCCGGCGCAATCTTTGGTCTGAACTGGGGGATATGACCAGCAGTTCTGTGGGGCTGAACAAGACAATTGCGGCTTGGTGCGAGATGCATGGCATTGACATGGACTACATAGAGACAGTCCGGCAGAAATACTATCGGATGCGCAATGCCTATAACCGGAAAGGCATGTTTTTAGGTTCTTTAACAAGAAAAAGAGAGGATAAGACCCCTGTTTTTGTACAACACCGAACAACTGCGAACAACACCGAACAATTATGAGCGAAATTCACTACATCAGCCGCGTGGAGTACTGTGAAGTCCGAGAACTGACCGCCATGACAGTTGTAAAAAAACAATTTGCCTTGGTTCCACCGGCCGCAAACTTTACGCGGTTACCCATGGTCGGACTGGCTTCGGTCGAAGTCAGCGACAAAATCGAGAACAAACAGCGTGTTTTCGTATCTAAGCTGGCGGTTTTCCTGCCTGAACGGTTCGAGGTGGGCAACAAGAAGCTGTGCTTCCGGCTTCGGAGTGTGTCCGGAGAATATTTTATGCTGGGTTCAGGTGACCGCCCGTATTCCCTCATTACCTCCACAGATACTATACCCGATACCCTCTCTTCCAGGTGTGGAAGTGCCATGGTGGCCACCTATACAGGCATTCTGCCCTTGCTTCGTATCATAGATTAGGTATTTTTATATATATAAGGTATAGTGTAATATTGCAATCAAAAATGTGATATGACCTATAACCTGAACATAGATGACTACATTGGCCGTTGGGGCTACTCCAAGCAGTATGTCCGCAATCAGCTGGCAGGCTTGAAAGGCAAGCCTGTCAATGTCCGCATCTCCTCTTTGGGAGGTGCGGTTGATGACGGGTTGGATATCCGTCAGCAGTTTGTTGATCATGGAAACGTGACCGCCTACCTGTATGGGCTGGTGGCAAGTTCGGCTACTATTGCCGCACTGGGTGCGAAAAAGGTGTGCATTTCCAGATATTGTCTGTTCCTGGTGCACAAGGTGAGCAACTGGGTGGATGCCTGGGGGCAGTATAACGCTGACCAGATCCAACAGCTCATCGATGAGCTGAAGGAGAACAAGCTGCAGAACGACAAGTTTGATCTGGTACTGGCGAACATGTATGCGGCCAAGTGCAACAAAAAGGTAGATGATATTCTTGATGTTCTGAAGGCGGGCAGGTGGCTGACCGCACAAGAGGCGTTGGAGTATGGCTTTGTGGACGAGATCATCGAGGGCGATGAGGATAAGCTCAATCTTGCCGCTTATGAAGGCAAGGTCAATATGCTGGGGTTGTCCCCTTTGCCGGTTGCGTCCGGCTGATAGTCATAAATTACTAAACAAAATATTAACTAAACTGGACGGATTGTTTTCATCCAAAGAAAAACAGTCCGTCCCTTCTATTGTTTCCGAAATGAAAAAAGATTACACCAAAATCAACACCCTTCTGAATGTGGAGGGGGTGGAGGACTCGGATGGCAAGGTAATACTCACCGAGGAACAGGTTAGGGCTGTCAATGACCGGCTGGATGCGCTGGAAACGGAGGTCGGCGAACAGAAGGATCTGGTCAGACAGCGTGACGAGCAGATCAAGAACCTGCAAAAATCCGATGGTGACACTACCACCACGAGTGTGAAAGAAGACGAAAAAAATGATGCGGTGTCCGCTGCATCCATGTATGACGAAGTTAAAGACTATATTTGATATGGCACAAGTTAGCGTGAATATTACCAGCGAGGATCTTCAGAAGAGTGCTCGCAAGTACCGTAAGGAGTTGTTGCAGATGCCTGTATTGGGGCTATCACGTTCTTTGCAGCACATGACCTTACGTCCGGGAATCCGTTATGCCGAGACTGTGGGTGAACTGTCGGGTGACATGCAGTTCGGACCGTACTCCGAAACCCGTGAGGATAACAGTGAGGTGGTGATCAATCCGCGCACCCTGTATACCTACTTTGGTTCTGTCGTGCGTAATTTCTCACCGAACAAGATTTATCAGTCCATGTGGGGTTCCGACATTACCAAGGGCGAGGCGTTGAAGAATACCGAGATCACCCGTAAGGTGCTGGCGTATCTGACCGCCCAGTTGGGCAAGAACCTGAATATGGTACTGTGGAATGCGGTCCGTAATGATTCGGGTGAGACTTCCAAGGATCTGTTCAATGGCTTTGATACCATTACTAAAAAAGAGCTGGATGGCAAAAAACTTTCTGAAGAGTTGGGCAACTACAAGGTCATTGAGGCGATTACCAAAGAAAATGCCGTCGATACGCTCAAAGCGGTCTGCATGGCGGCTGACGATATGCTGACCGAGGAGTCTTCGGTCAAGCTGTTTGTTCCGAAACATGTGCTTTTCGACTATTGTGAGGACTACAAGAGCACTACAGGAGCGATCCCGTACAACCGTGAATACAAGCAGTACTATGTCGAGGGGTTTGACAATGTGAACATTGTGCCGTTGGCGAATAAGAAGAATAGTCCGTTCATCCACATGACGGTCAAGCGTAACATGCTGGTGGGTGTTAATCAGACCGGTGAGGAAGAGAACGTGGAAGTGTCACGCTTCAAGGCATTTGTGCTCCAGTTTATCGCGACGATGTTTTTCGGTGTGGAGTTCGAGAGTTTGTCCAAGGAGCGTCTGCTGGTGGCATCCATTGATGGTACAACCCCGATCTAAAATAAGGAGGTGATATGGCAAAAGATTGTACGACAGCGGATATTTACCAGTCACTGAACTGGTGTGACGGTCAGACGGTGCTTCCGGGCATCCGTCCGAAGGTTTTCTTTCAGAAGAAATCCAATATTGCAGCTTGGCCCAAACTGCCCAAACTCGAAGAGGCGAAAAGCATGGGAGAGTTGGCGACTTACAAGGGTAATTTCACGATGGCGGCGGAAAAGAAGTGGCTTACGATCAATTCCTTGTCCGCCAAATCCAATGTGACTACCGAGGTGCAGGGAGAACGTCCGAGCACCACGTCTTTGAACAAATGCACGATCAAGCATCCGGGTACTGAAGAAGATGCGGCGGGTTTCTGCCGTCAGGCGATGGCCGATGATCTGGTCTTTCTTGTACAGCAGCGCAACGGCAAGTTCCGTGTGATGGGGTGTGAGGAGTTCGAGACAGTGACCAAGCCCGCCCAGGCATTGGGCGAGGGAGTAACCGGAGAGGCCGGTACCACGCTTGAGATAGAAGCGACCGATGTGTGCCCGGCTCCTTTCTATCCGGGTAAAATTGAGACGGAGGATGGGGATATTTCCGGTGCGGACGGTTCCGCATGGAGCGATTCTTCTTTGGATGAGCCTTGATTCTTTAAGTTTATAAATCGGAGTGGTGGTGTGGCTGGTCTATGCCGCCACTTTTTTAATATTTTAATATATGGATGAGAAATTGACTCATAAAATACAGGACTATCTGGATACACTGCCTTCTGAGCGTGATGTGGTGGCGGGTGCCACTCTGTTGTTGTCCTTGAACCGTAATAAGATTTTGTTTCAGAATGTAATCCGCAAGCCGGAAAAGTTTGCCGATAAGGTGGAGTACGAATTGCGCAAGCACTTGAAAATCCGTTTGGATGGAAAAACCGTATCTGATATCGCACTGATGAATATCACGGTCATACCTTCCGCACAACGGATCATAGACGGAGGTGTCCCGGTACTGGATGTGGATGATGAGTTCCCGGAGGCGAATGTTGCCAAAGGCAGGCGTATGGATCATGACCGCCTTCCCCCTGAGATTCAACGTCTGTGGACGGATAACGGGGCGTTATGGTTTAAGATCAAAGAGTTGTTTGAGCAGCTGAAGGGCATGGAGTCGGCGCCGGCTTGTGACCGTTACGAATACCTGAAGCTGCTTGATGAAGCGGACAAGAAGTATCGTGCCAACCTGCAGGCATATGATGATTATAAGCCTGGTGATCCGGTGACGAAGACGGAAGATGCTTCCGGTCTGGACCCGGCTGAAATCGCTAAAAAAGTGGGTGCGGCACGCAAGTATCTGTCTGATAACAAGAAGAAGCTGGCGGAGTTGAAGGATACAGATGCCGGCAAGTTTACTGCCTTGTTGCAGAAGGTGCAGCAGCGGTATGACTTCCTGATTGCTACCGGTAATGTGGTGGATGAGACACAGGCAACGGAACTGGCGGCGGTGGGAGTGACCATCTCAACCGATGAAAAAGGTTAGGCAACTGTTGCGGTCACTGTCCGAAGCACCCTTGCAAGCGTATTTGGATAACCGTGTGCAGCTATTCGACATCATCGAGATGATTCTGAGCGAGACTGGTCCGGCGGAGATTTACATCTCCACCTTTTCCACTTCCGAAGAGTTTCTCCGCCGGATCTATCGCTTGAAGCGGCGCGGTCAGCTTATCCGGGCTACCATGTTGGCGGACTTGAAAGCATCCCGTAAGACGGTCAATCTTTATACTTTCATAGCCAATGTGTTCGATGAAGTGTACCTGTCTGAAAATCATTCAAAAGTGATTCTCATTCAAAATGCAAGGTGGCAGGTGTCGATATGCACCTCACAGAATCAGACAAGGGGCAATCGTGTCGAGAGCGGAATCATCACAACCGATCCCGCTGTTTTTATACAACTGAGAGAGCGTTACGCTCATATTATTAATACTAACGCTATACAACTGGATGGTCTATTCAACGGAACAACTTGATCGGATCAGCGAGCTGGCGGCTCTGCTGACCCCTATATCCGATATGGCAGTGCTGCTTGATGTGGATGCGGACACGTTGCGTCTGGATATCCTTGACCGTAATTCGCCTGTTTCCAGGGCGTATTATCACGCCAAGGCATCCACTGCACTGAAACTGCGTAGACAGGAGATCGAACTGGCGAATGTGGGCAGTCCGTTGGCGGTGTCGTTGACAAACGGTTATCTGTTGAATATGGACGCTGATGAAGATCTGTAATAACTATGCCTGTACCTGCTACGATAGAAGTATGTGAGAAATATCTGTTCGCCGATGTCAACGAGATGGCGGCTGACGGCATTCCCGAACTGATTCAACAGCGGTTGATCCGGCTCCGGGATATGTATAATTACTGGTTACAGTTCCCGCGCAAAAAAGATTTGGAGATTGTGCAGGAACTGGAGTATCGCTACAAGATCAGCAAATCTTCCGCATACGATGATGTACGCATTATCAAGCGTCTGTTGGGTGATCTGGCCAAGACAACCAAGGATTACCATCGCTACAAGTTCTGCCAGATGATTGATGAGACCTTCGAAATGGCCCGGCGTATCAAGGATGCGCGCGCCATGGGGGCTGCCGCCAATTATTATGGCAAATACACCCAGTTGGATAAAGAAGACATCTTGGACAAAGGTTATGATAAGATTATAGTGCAGCCTTTCGAGCCGACGGATGATCCGACCGTGCTTGGCATCAAGCCTATTCCTAATGTCCGGGATAGAATTAAATCAAAGATTCAACAATATTGGTCTGACGATATTGAGGATGTGGACTTTGAAGAGGTTGAGTTCAATGAAGATGATATCTTTAATCCTAAACCGAAAGAATAATGAAACAATACTTTAATGACCCTCAGCAGGAAGTGATGTACACGGCGGCCAAAGATTCGGTGATTGTGGGTGGTCGTGGTATCGGGAAAGGATTGATTCATGCGGCATGGAATTTGCGCAACATGCAGCGTATGCCCGGTTCCATTACAGGATTTGTCGGTGCCAACTGCAAGCGTGTCTTGACTAATACGTTGCCCTCCATGCTGATACATTGGGAGAACTGGGGATTTAAGCGTGACCTGCATTGGTGTGTCGGTCGCAAGCCGCCGAAGTCATGGGGGTGGGGTGAGCCTATTTTTGAACCCGATAACTGGGAGAATATTCTATCCTTGTATAACGGATCAATCGGCTATATCATTTCTCAGGACCGGAGCGGTACATCCAACTCGCATTCTTATGACGCACTGGATATTGACGAAGCCAAGTTTATTGACTTCGAACAGCTGAAGGATGAGACACTTCCGGCCAATCGTGGTAACAAGCAGCACTTCGGGCATCACTTTTTTCACCATGGCATGTTGATCTCCTCTGATATGCCGGTCACTAAAAAAGGGTCTTGGTTCCTGGATTATGAGAAGAAGTGTGATCCCGAACTGATTGAGGTGATACAGGGCGCTGTTTTTGAAATATGGAAGACCAAAGATAAAATCAAGAAGCTGGTTGCGGCAGGTAAGGAGATACCTGCTTATCTGCGTTCTTATCTCCGTACTCTTTCACGTGATCTGTGCCGGATGCGTTCCGTGGCGGTCATGTACAAGGAATATTCAAGTATCTGGAACATGCAGGTGTTGGGTGAGAAGTGGGTTAATGATATGAAACGTGACCTGCCTCCGTTGACCTTCATGACGGCTATCCTGTGCAAGCGCATAGGCATCACCCGTGACGGATTCTATTCTTCGTTGCGTTCCGGTCACAAGTACAGTGCTACCAACTTTTCCTACCTTGACAGTTTGGAGTACAAGTTTGACAAGCTCAAGGTTCCCACTTCGTTGGCTGATGCCGATGTGGAGCCCCAAATGCCCATCTGCATAGCTTTCGATTACAATGCGAATATCAACTGGCTGGTGGCAGGACAGCCGCAGGGGCGTAAGCTGAGAGTGCTCAAGTCCTTCTTTGTAAAGTACGAGCGTAAGTTGCCTGAACTGGTGGATGATTTTTGTACTTATTACCGGCATCACAAGCGTAAGAAGGTGGTGTTTTACTATGACAGTACGGCATTGGGTTCCAATTATGCAGTCAATGATCAGGATTTCAGGTGGGTTATTGCGCATGAGTTCCGCAAGCGTGGCTGGCAGGTGGATGAAGTGTATATAGGCAAGCCTATGAGTCACATTGAGAAATATCTGCTGGTCAACCGTATGTTGTCCGGACAGGCGAATCTTATACCTTTCTTTAACGAGCAGAATAATGAAGATCTGCTGATATCCATCCAAACGGCAGGTGTGTACAATGGGGGCAAGGACAAACGGGGTGAGAAGCTGGCGGAAACGGAGGAGGACCGGCTTGAAGGGCGTACCGATGGCTCCGATGCGTTTGATACCTTGTGTATCGGTTGTGAGAAATTTCCACATACCCATATCAACCTGTTTGTTACTTCCGCGTTGTAGAGATTACCGAAGTGTATATCTCATTACCGTGCATCATATGATGTGCGGTTTTTTTGTCCTAGTTTGCGGCATACCGTCCGCTTGGTAATAATAAGTTACATATTCCGCTGCTTTTTGGGGGTGGGTAATGATTTTTTCGATAGCGCGGTGGGGGGTACGCTTCGCTAGTTCCGCACAAAGTGCGGGTGAAAAAGGCTGTAAATGCTTGGTAAATAGGCAATCATTTTTTTGAGCGCTGGAAAATTGAAAAATATATGGTCGTAAATGCTTGAAAAAGATAGGTAATCCGTTGATTATTAACTATTTTTAATCTTTAGGCGAAAAATGGATTATTTTAAAGGTGTGGGTTTGACGTTTGTATGTTTTTTGATTTTCAACTCATAAAAAAAATGATTGGGCTTTATGGCTTTTTATTGTGCTTTTATAAACTGTGTTTATGTATAATGTATTGATTTATAGTTTGTTGTGTGATGTTTTGCTATTGCGTATTAACTATAAAATGAGTATCTTTGTATTGTAAGGATAAGGCATAAAGGTTGCACTCTTTATGCTGTTAAACTCCTAATAATAACAAATGTTTAACTCATTAAAATTTTAATTATGAATGCAAATCAAAATGCACAGAGTGTGGAAACTGCAAAAGCAGTAGTGATGGGAAACACAAAAGAAGTGGCTAACAAACAAGAAACGGCAGTTGAGAATGCTTCACTTATTCTTTTGCCTACGCTTCCCGAACAACCTAAGGAGAAAAAAACTAAAACGGAGGCTAAAGTCAAGGCGGAAAAAGCAGAATCACAGCAAGCTGCTCCTAAGAGTAAAAAAATGAGTATTGATGAACTGACTGATAAAGCCGAAAGGGTGTATATGTTGCAGAACAAATATTCTGAGATTCGTAGCAAACGCAAGCAGTTACAGGCTTTTGTCTTGAAGCATGAAGAGGAAACAGCGCAACTGACATTGGTTGATGCTAGGGGCATGAGCATTGTTACTCATAATCCGACAGCAATTAAAAATCTTCTGGCGGATTGGGGGAAAGACCTTAATAGTAAATTAAAAGAGGTTGAGAATAATTTGCGGACAGAATTGGAACATCTTTTATAAAAAAAATCCTCCTGCATTGTTGCACCAATGCAGGAGGGTGATGTAAAACAAAAGTTTCACTCATTAAAATCTTATGCAAAAATGGGAAATTATTTTGAAAATGCCAAAACAATACAGGAAAAACGTAGTATTTTGAAACAACTCTCTGAACCGATTAAAGTATTGGTGAAGATGGGGCAGATAGAATGTATAAACGAGGGGTTAAAGATTGTTTATGCCCAGTCGGGTCATTGTGAGTTGAAAACATTGAAGCAATGGAATCGCGAGGGTAAGAAAATTCGTAAAGGTGAGCACGCCCTTTGTCTATGGGGACAGCCCAAGCAACGGACGCCGAAAGTTGATGAAGCGGATACGGAAGAGAATGACCCTTTGAACTTTTTCCCGATTTGTTTTGTGTTCTCTAATTTGCAGGTCTATGAAAAACAATGATTTGAAGCCTTATGGAACGTATTTGAATATGTTGGCGCACAAATACGATAAAGGACAGGTGTTTGAGGACTTTTTACAGATTATAGTCTGTTGTTTGCAGATGGGGAGAGCAGAAGAACTTTATTTTAAGACGATTAAGAAATATAGTCGGGATGAATTACAATATTTTTCTTTGGCTTTTGCTTCGTTGGTGGATGAAATGACACGTAAAGAATTACAGGACCCCTTTTATGGCTGGTTTGAACAAAATCTTTTAAATGCAGGTAGCGGGCAATTTTTTACTCCTCGACCTGTTGCGGATTTGCTGGCACAATTGGAATATATTCCTACTGTTGATAAAGCCGATAAGACGGATAATGATAAACGCATATACGACCCTTGTTGTGGTAGTGGTGGGCTTATTTTGGCTTGTGCGAGAAAAGACCGTAATCGTTATTTTGTTGCAGCGGATATCTCTTATACTTGTTGTTTGATGACTTTAGTGAATATGTGTTTGTATTCCTTGAGTGGTGAGGTTCTTCATATGGATTCACTGTCTTCTGATACTTGTTGGCATAGATGGTTAGTTATTGTGGACAGCTTTACTAAATTACCGACAATCTATGAAGTGACGGACAATACACCGACACCGCATGAATCCTCAGCAGATTTGCAACCGATGAAGTTGCAGGGAAATATTCAGCCTGTTAAGGATATGACACCGCAGATTCAGTTTGTCCGTTTTGGCGCTAGATAATGCGTTAGAAAGTCTGAAAAGGTGCTCTATACCTCGATTCGGGGGATGGAGTGCCTTTGCGTGTCGCCCCCTGCGGTGGCTTGCAGACACAACCTCCTGCTCTTTGGAGGCTGTGTCTGCAAGCCACCGCAGGGGGAAAGCGGAATTTTTTGTTTAACGCAATAGAATTGCGATAAGGGAACGCATTAAAAATGCGATTGCTTGAAAAAATGTTGCCGGTTCTATTATATCATTCTTGCTATTATGGATGCTATAAAGCTGATGATAAAGCACATGATGAATAGATATTTGTCCCTGCTTTTGTAATTGGCTTTAATATACTGTATTATTGTCATAATCATTTCATTTTTTACAAAGATACGATTATTCCTTTTGCAGTTTCAAATATTATCACCATATTTGAATGCTCAAAATAAACCGATTTTTTCTATCCCTCATATCGTGTAATCTGCAAGACAGGTTCCGGGTGGTTCCGGTGAGCGCACGGTATGGGGGATAGATTATTTACAGATGAATAATTTGAATTTTGCATTAATACGCGTTGAGTGTTGCAACCAGTATAAAAATGCCCCTTGTCGGATAGCTCTTATAGGGGTTAAGGATGCAAGTATTGTATCCAAAAAAGAAATATTCGTTGATCCTGAAGATGCTCCTTTTGACTTCTTGACTTCAGGACTTAGTTTAGAAGACTTACGGGGTAAAGGAACTTTGATAGAACACTGGGAGGAACTTTATTCTTTTATAAAAAAATTTCCAGTTCTGGTATCACCGGCTGATGGATATGATACAACTGTATTACATAATGTGATAACACAATACAATATAGATTGTGCTCCGATTAGGGTTCTTACTGCTAAAAATATAATACGCTGCGCTATATCAACATATTCATATCGTTTCGATGATTTGTGTGAATTACTTAAAATAGAAGTCATAGATAATATGCCTTTGAACTTGGCTACAAACTGGTGTGAGTTAATCATCCGTGCGTGCGAATCTAAGAAAGATAAGGATTTGATAGATTTTGCCGAAAATAATAGATTGGTGTTAGGTGCTGTTTCTTTAGCTGCTTATAATAAATGCTATATTAAACGTATTTATAAAAACAGATTAAAAGAGATAGAGGACAAAATATATGATTCTGAAAAGTTTGATGAAAGTAATCCCTTCTTTGATCAGAATGTTGTATTTACAGGTAAACTAGAATATTTCACAAGAAATGAGGCGGAAGATTATGTATGTCGGATAGGAGGACATTGTTTAGGCAATTTGACAAAAGCGACTAACTATTTGGTTGTTGGTGCTCAAAGTCCATCACAAGTTGGACCGGATGGGTTAAGTAGTAAACAGAAGAAAGCTATAAAATATAGAGAAGAAGGCATTGAAATAGAATTGCTTTCTGAAACAGATTTTATAGATATGATGGGCTTGCAGAGCGAAATTGACTGGAAAAAATATATTGCAGCTGAGATGGATAGTATAAGACTGAAATTTTTAAAAAAATAGTGCTATGGCAATAAAAACAATGATAAACTTAACGTATGAAGCGTTAGAGTTTAAGATATTCATGGACAGTTGGGATATCAATTTTTATGGGAAAGAGATTTTCATTTCAGCAGGTTTAGCTGGAAAGAAAGATATTTTTATGCAGATGTTGGGTAATGTAGGTGGATACGCTCGTTTGGTAGATTTTGATAAGGACATTACGATTGTTATTTTATCAGATAATATGATGCAGCGTTTTAAACAGGGTGATAAAGATGCATTCATACAGATGATAGAGGATAAAATTAATGCAAGTAATACTCCTTATCGAAAGCTGAAATTTACGACAGAAGAACGAGTACTTGATTATATGGATTCACGTGCAAGAGGACATGTGTTGCAGAATAAAAAAGATCTGAAAGATAAGAAGAATTCAGCTGATTTGAATGAACGTATTCAGGCGGCTATAGATCGTGATGAATTAATGCTGGATATGGTAAAACGATATAAAGAATCGACTAAAATCCCACAACAGCAGGATTTATTTTAAATAAAGTTTGGCACTCTCGAATATAATCCTCATATTTGTAGTGCCAAATAGATACGGTATTTCTCCGTGCCGCGAGCTTCGGTTAATGCTCAACGAAATATGATGGGCTTTTTTTATGCCCAATAATTAAGATATTGTAGAAGTCGCAACTTGTTTGTAACAATCTACGGCTGTCTTTCCCATACAATTTTAGCTCTCGGGCGGAAATCTGTATCTGTTTGGCGACACGGGAAATGGCAGCCGTTCTTTTTCTGCCTAAAATGCCAACAGATACAGTATGAAACAAACAGTTTCAATTCCTGCTACCGACATAAATGTCGTGAGCAAATCGTCAGTCCTAACTATGTGGCTGAACCGTGAGAATCAATTATTTTCTTCCGTACTTGAAGAATCAGTGTCTAACCGTCAGGTGTGCCTTATGGCTCATGCTTCCTTGGCTTTTTCTGCATTGGTATGTGCCGGTTTTGTGTCGGCTGTCCCTGCATTGCTTTGCTTGGCTTGGTTTGTTGTGTCGTTACATCTTGCTTGGAAAGGAGGTCTGAGATGAAATTCTTTATTGATGAACCCAAAACTTACCTGTCTGTCAACAATAAAGGCAGGGCTATGAACAAGTGGATTTCCACTTTCACTCATGTATTGATTCCTGATGAACTGTCACGTGATGCCTTTATTGAGAGTATTCGTGCCAAAGCGTCCATGTTGGATGAAGAGTTTCCAAGAACCAAACCGCTTCATGTGGCTGTTTCCAGAAACAATGATCATATTGAGGTCTATCCCGATAAGAATCCGTATAATACTGTCTTTATAGTTCATATTTATCCAGTACGCGGCGAGTTCCGTTTCTGTGAAGCTTCAAACCCGAAAATGCTGGAAGGAGGTTTGCGATGAATGACGAATTTTCAATAATGAAGACTGTCGAGATAGGTAGTGACGGTAATAAAGAAGTTAAATTCCATTTATTTGCTCAAAATTATGGAGATATATCCGAAATAAATCATGAACAATTAATCCGATTAGATGCGTTTTTGCATGACTATGTTACAAAGGAGGTGAAGCATGAAAAATAATTCTGCTCCCAATCAATCTCGTGTAGAGGAATATGTATTGATTGAATATCTGATGGCGTTTCTTCCGGCTGATCAACCCGATGGTGATGGTGTGTTGTTGAAAAGCACACAAGATATTCAAGATGATTTGTCTGATATGGTGGAGTTGTCCTTGAATGATATTGCATCTACGATGCGTGATACGGGCTATCACATCCATGTAGACAGTGACAATCGTCCCAAATGGATGATGATGCGTCGATAAGAAACATTTTTTATACATTTTACATAGAGGGCATTCTGTTGCAAGACAGGGTGTCCTTGTCTTTTATAGGTTGTGGTATTTGCCTTATTTTTGAAATAAAAAAGGTTATATGATAGTTTTAGTAAAGGATATCCCGGCCTATGCCTTTAGTTCCGGACTGAACGAGCTGGTGTTCGCTACGGATCAGAATACGGCTGTTCTCTCATTGACAGTCGGAGAAAAAGAGATTCTGTCCGAAACTTACATTCCGGATGCTTCCGGCCGGATAACCATCAATGATTTGCAGGGCTTGATTGAACCGTATTTGGCAACAAACCTGATAGAACGGTGCAGTTATCGGATAACGGACGGATCATCCGAACAGAATAAAAACTTTACGGTGCAGTTCTGTGCTGCGGAGTCCTCCATGCCGGCTGCGGATTTTATGGCGGGCTATTTTTTGTCCACGCTGATGGGAGAGAAGATTACGGCGATAGGGCGCAAGGAGTTCGTGCATCTGGTCACGACTGAGGCATGTCCTGTGACTGCTACCTGTGTCTATTACCGGGACGAAGACGGTTTGTCTACCCGTGAGGTGAGTTTGCGGCAGGGGACAGATACGGACAAGATCGTTACGGTAGAAGTTTCTCCCGAATTGTTGGTCAAACCAGGCTTCGAGCTGGTGCGCTATATTATTCATGCCGGAGTACGGACGCAGACTTTCTCACTCGATCCTGATGCGCCCGATGTCGCTCCGGTTCTGTTGTTCACCAATTCTTTCGGGTGCCAGGAGACGGTTTACTGTACTGGAACTCATGCGTTGGAGCCGGAATACGTCCGGTCCACCGCTTACACTAATGGCATGTTCCGTAATTATCGGATTGATGAGACCAAGGTGTTCAAGGCCAATACGGGTGTGTTGACACATGAGATGGCGTTGTGGCTTGATGATTTGTTCCGGTCTAAAGAGATTTATCTGCTGGACGGTACGACAGTGGGCAAGGAGGTTACCATCACCGAGTCGGAATCGAAGCGCAGCAACGATCTGGATCATTTGCCGTTCTTTACTTTCTCTTATCGGTATGCGCAGCGTAATCACAATATCTTGCAGTTGCCGCGTGCCGGACGTGTGTTTGATAATACATTTGATTATACGTTTGAGTGATATGGGCATAAAGGTAATACATAGGCTTGATGCCATCCGGCTGCTGGAATCCGGACAGCCGGTTGATTTGCGTGTCTGGAAATTGTCCACAGGTGACATCATTGAGTACAAGGGGGTGATCTGTATCGGTTCCCATTGGCGGGGAGGTACGCATCTGGTCAAGTGTCCCAAATCCGGACTGCCGCGCAGGTTGCGTGATATCACATTGTTTTCAATTAATGGTATGGAGGTTTATTTATGAAAAATAAGACAAACAACAGGGTGCGGCTGGACTATATCCCTTCAGGTGTGTTTGAGGTGGGTAAATCCGGCGTGCAGGCGTCCATGGAGACGGTCGAGGACAGTTCGGCGGTTTTTGACGAGGATGGCGAAGATGTGTCCTCGACGACGTTGCCGGGGGCGAAAGGTTATAAATACGTGAACTGGGGCGCTGACAACAGGCTACCGTATGAGCTGATCAGGTTGATAGGGGTTGACGAGGTGATGTCTCAGAACAAGTTGTTCAATGTGCTTACTTGTTACGGTGCTGGGCAGAAGTATAATGACTATGATACGGGCAGACCGACTGTTGATAAGGAAATTAAAAAATGGATGCTGCATAACAGTATACCTTCCTTCATGCTTGAACAGGCGACAGATATGAAGTATTATTTTTTCTGTGTGTCGGTGATCATACTGTCTGTTGACGGTTCCCGGATTGTCAGGCTCCGGCACAAGGAGGCCTGTTATTGCCGGTTTGAAAAGGCGGATGATAAGGGGCGTATCAATCATGTTTTCTATGGCAACTTCCGGAAGTCGGCCTTGCGTGAGGATGAGATCGAGGTACTGCCGCTGCTTGACGAAAAAGACCCGTTGGGTGATCTGGAGGTTCGGATGGGGCGTGAACCCGGCAAGGACGGAAAAAAGTCTATACCCACTAAAGACCGCAAGTTTGCCATTTTGGTCCGTTTTCCGACCCCCGGCTGCCGATACTATCCGTTACCCAACTATACTTCTATTTTTCGAGGCGACTGGTTTGACATCAAGCGGTTGATTGGTAAGGGGAAAAAAGCCAAGCTGAAGAATCATGCGACGGTTAAGTACCAGGTTGAAGTCCACAAGGATTTTTGGTCCAATCTGTTGGCTGAAGAGCACATAACCGAGCCTGTAAAGCAGCTGGAGCGCATTAAGAAAGAAAAAGAGAATATTAAAAATTTTGTGTCCGGCATCGAGAATTCCGGCAAGGTCTGGATTACCGGTTATTACATCGATCCTAACGGCAAGGAGAACCGTATGGTGCGTATCAATGTGATTGATACGACTAAAGAGGGTGGCGACTGGTCTGAAGACATTCAAGAGGCGTCCAATATTACCTGTTATGGTGATAATATTCATCCCAATCTGGTGGGAGCCACTCCGGGCAAGTCACAGTCCAATAACTCCGGATCTGACAAGCGCGAGCTGTTTACTCTCAAGCAGTCGCTTGAGATTGCCTTTCATGATCTGATGTATATGCCGCATAATGTGGTGATTCATTATAATGGATGGGGTGAGAAGGTCTATCCGGATGTGCCGATGATCCTGCTCACGACACTGGATCAGAATACCGATGCCAAATCAACGACTGCTAACCGGATAAACCATAATAACGATGAAGATGATAATTGATAAACAGACTTTTGAGAAGGTCGTTTTTGCAGCTGCTTCGGCAAACGTGTATGTGTTTGATGCGATACAAGATCGGTTTGAACAGGCTGAACATAAACTCTTCGGCACGGTGCTGGGGAGTGATACGGATGTGGATACGCTGCCCGTTAAAGAAGATGTGTGCCGTTATATCTGTCTTGATGCGTTTTATCAGGCGATCCCGGGGCTGGATCTGATACTGACGGATACGGGGTTCGGTATTGTCAATAACCAGAATATATCTCCGGCATCACGTGATCGGGTTGAATCGTTGCGCGTGCAGATACAGCGTGAAGCGGATTATACGCTGGACTGTATTATTGAGGGTATGACTGGTGATGACGCTTGGTCTTCATCTGTTTGTGCCCGGTTGGTGATCAGTTCCCTTTACTATACCGGTGCCCATGTGCGTGATTTTGCAGGCCGACCGACAGCCATCCGTGCTGATCTGCTCGAACTTCGTCCGCAAATCAGCGAGGCTGAAGAATATATCCGGCGCGAGATATCCGCAGTTTTATTTGATCATTTGCTTGAACAAATCCGGCATAAGTCTCTGGCTGAAGCTGAGATACCGTTGGTTTGTTCGCTCCGTAGGGCGATAGGTTTTTGGATCAACAAGCAGTTGCCGGCATTCCGTGTGGAACTGGCGAATGTGGTTAACTTGCTGGAGGGGTGTCCGGACGATTTTCCGGCGTATAAGGATAGCGATGCGTATAAGGTAAAACATTTTGAATACTATAAAAATGAAAAAGAAGACACCTGCTACTTTTGGGGATAGGTTGATCAACTTCCATCTGCCGGATGCATGGCACAAGCTGGAGCAATGGCAATTGCGTTATGTGTGTTATATCATGACCCGTTTTGATCCGGTCACGGCAAAGACATACATCTTTGTCCGGCTGCTGGGAATCACTGTATTGCGCAGACAGGAGGACGGGTGGGTTTGTTCTGTTCGCAACGGATGGAAAAAGGTTCGGTTCTTTGTTCATTCGTGGCAAGTACAGTCTTTCCTGCACATGCTGGATTTTATCGAGCGTCCGGGTGATATGCCTTTCTGTTTGTGGCGGATCGGCAGGTTCCGGTCGGTGGATGCCCGGTTGCATGATGTTCCGTTTAAGGAGTATGTCAGTATTGAGAATTATTATCAGGGCTTTTTACGCACGCGCGATAACGCTCTTCTGCGTTCCATGGCAATTTTGTTGTATGTGGATCGCAAAGGGCGGCATCCCCGCCGGTTCAATCCTTCGGAAGAAGAACTGCTGTCCGTGTTTTTGTGGATTGCATCGGTTAAGAATCATTTTACAAAATGCTTTCCCTATCTGTTCCGTCCTCCGGAACAACTGGAGGGTGAAGCCTTTAATATGCTTGAACTCGTCAATGCGGAGATTCGGGCATTGACAGGCGGGGATATCACAAAGGAGAGAGAAGTATTGCAGATGGATTGCTGGCGGGCGTTGACCGAACTGAATGAGAAGGCTCGCGAGGCACAGGAGTTACAACAGAGATATGGATGCAAATAATTTATTCGATGCGCTGTCCTATTTTAAAGGAATGTGCAAAAAAAACAAATTGGCCAAGGCTCACGCTTTTTATCCGTGTGTCTGTTCCGGTATCAACTCGCTTGAAGAGGTTCTTCAGAATCTTCGGCGCGAATCCGCGTTTTTCGCAGTAGATGATACGAATGACGGAGTGACCGAGAAGCGTTCCGGAGGATATTTTAAAAAACGTACTTTTACCGTGTTTCTCATGATGCGATACCGTATCAGTGATATGGCGGAACGCCAAGCGGCACTGGAGGTGTGCCGGCAGCTGTTCCGCCAGGTGCACAGCAGGATGCTGGTTGACCGTGAGAATCTGGATAACGAACTGGTGTACCTGAATACGGATAATGTGTATTCACGCGAACTGGGTGAATACTTTATTTCCGGATGTACAGGTCTGTATTTTATGATTGATGTTTCCGAACCGGTATCTCTAATTTATGACAGTGATGAGTGGGAGGAATGAGAATAGACCGAAGTCCACGGCTGAAGATCGGGCAAAGTATAAGAAGGCGTGGGCCGAGATGATGGTCACTATTTGGAGGGAGAAGATCATGAGACTGCACGTGGTTGATACGGTGTTACTGCACAATGATATAACGGAGAATGTGACAATGGGCAGCAGTGAACTGACTGTGATCCAGCATAAGTTTATGGAATATGGCATTTATCAGGATTGTGGTACGGGGCGGGGATATGAGATCGACGGCCAGTTGTATAATGACGGTCATAGAGGGCATAACAAGGGTGATTTGAAGTTTTTGAATCCGGATTTGAGAGGCAAGAATTATATGCATAGACAAAAATCCGGCAAGATTACCTCAGGTGAACCTCGCAAACCCCGTGAATGGTTCTCACGTGCCTATTTTGCATCGATCATGGTCTTGAAAGAGCAGATGGCATATATGTATGGTGAGGAGTTCTGTGGTCTGCTTGCGGAGAAGATTGAAGAGGCGAATCACAAGCGCAGTACCTCCATGCGTTCGCATTTGTGGGGGCATCATAAAAAGAAATGATGTCTTTTTACGGCTTTTGGCTTTGTTGTTACTTTGGAATAAAAAAGTAAATGGCGGATATTAAAGACACATTAAAAAAATTGGCGGAGCAGATAAGGGATGAGCGTAATGCCGGAGCGAATACGGCATTGCGTGTCGGATCTTTGTTGTTGGCCATGATTGATGCTGGTGCTGATGTTGATAAGCTGAGAAAAATATTTATTTGCAAGGATCAGGATGATTTTACCGGTTTTATGTTGAAACTTCTAGGCGGTATGGAGGTAGGTGAGGCGGTAGATTCTATGGTTGCAGGAAAAGGTATTGTAGCTGACAGGAATGGTCGTATGCAGTTGTCTCGTCTTGAGGTACGCGATTCCGCAGTTTTCAAGGAAATCATCTATAACCGTCTGAACGCACAGGAAGGCGATACCTCATATTCCGAGAACGGAGTCATTGAGTCCGTGGCTTTAGAGAGCGACGGAACTTATACCCTGAAATTGCGCAAGCGCTGGGAGAATGACTTCACCGCATTCCAGGAGGGTGATATAGTGTACGGGATTGTAAACAACCTCTTTTCTACGGGGGAGTATTACGCCTCGTGGATGCGCGTGCTGTCCAAGAATGTCCCGGCCAACTCCATCTCGGTGTTGTCATACCCGGACAGTGAGGTGCCGGGCGGTAAAAACTATCCTCCCACAGAGTTGACGATCATTACCAGAAGAGGAAACGCCTTCAATGAGGACAGGCAAAGCTACTGGTATTTGTCCGCCACCACGGATAAATGTCTTGTCTGGCTGGAAGGAGTAACGAAGCCTGTCTTGGAACAGAACAACTATTACATGATATTGGGGCGTTTGCCCAATTTGGATTTGTTTGACAATCTCCCCGTCAACTATAAGCACTCGTACATATTCGCCCGTGCCGGCATCTTCGGTGAACTTTACCGGGTGGACTGGCAGGGACTGCCCGTACAGGAACTGGTGGACCGTGGCTTTTGGTCGGCCGAAGTCGCGTCCTCTGACAATCCTTACACCAATACGCAGGAGCGGGCGGACACGGTTTGGCACTACGGCTGCAAATGGAAGTGCCTGATGACGGGAACAGCCGACGAACCGCAATATGCGGCGGCCGGATGGGCGATGCTGGAAGGGAACCCGGAATTTACGATAGAGATCGGCAGCACAAAGGGGTGGTATTTTGATATCGAGACTTTTTCCACAACGTTATATATTACCGGCAAGCTGTACAACCGTGATGTGACAGATCATATACTTGACGCTGATGTGAGCTGGACGCGTGATACCGGGAATGTATCAGAAGATAACGCATGGGCGGTGAAGCGTGCCGGCGCCGGGAAAAATCTTCCTCTGACGATAGATGATCTCGGACCGAATTATACCAACATGCGGGTGTGTACGTTTAAAGCACAGGCGTTATTGCGTGACGGGCAGCAGTTTGAAGTGGCGGAGAATTTTGTAACATTTTAAAATGGTTTTATACAATGGCAACAAAGCAACGAAAAATAGAAATCAACTACCGGCTGTTACAAACCAGTTGTAACATCGAGGTGGTGGGCAGCGTGCCGGACATGCAGGTCTACCAGGCTGACAAAGCTGAATACACTCCGGACTATACGCTGACACCGCTGGTCCTGTTTCCGCGGTGCAACGCCACCGATCCGGAAGCGGTGACTAAAATCGGGGCGGTCAACTCCAGGCTGACCAATATGAAGTGGTACGAGCGCATCGGAACCACACGCACACTTATCACATCGACAAACACAGGCTACAGCATTACGGAGTCCGGTGACAGCAAGGGACAGATCACAATGAAAAAAAATGTCACCGTCCTAAAACCCGTCACGCTGGAGTTTTACGCGGAATATGCCGACACACGTACCGGACAGCTGTTTACTTTTCAGATGAGCCGTCTTGTCCGCGCGGTTGACGGTACGGATGCGATCCCCGTATTGACGATAGACAGCCCGTCCACGCTGGACTGGAACCCGGTGCGTGACATCACCGCACAGACCATCACGGCTAAACTGATGGTAGGCGACACGGACGTGACGGCTACGGGCAAATGCAAGTTCTTCTGGTACCGTCTGTTGTCTACGGGAGCGCTGGAGGCGATAACCACAGGAGCGGGTGACAACGACTGGGAGTTTGTATCACTGAACAAGAATGTATATAAGATTGACCGCAATTATATAGGTGATGACATCACGATTGTCTGCAAGGCCACCTATGCGGCTTCCGGGACTCCGGCATCAACCCCGGGCACATCGGACCCGGCAGTCTCTACGGTGATACGCCGCAGGATTCCGAAGATTGAAGCCGACTGGGAGGGTGTACCTACGGGTGTTCCGGATGGGACTTACGCCATCTTTCCCAGACCCGTCATTCGGGATACCATGGGGGTTATCCCGAATCCATCCGCCATGTTTAACTGCCACTGGTACGTCAAGAAGAGCGGAGATGCCGGATATGCCAAGGTTGCCGACGGATACTCTCCCAGGATACCTTTCAGCAACGGCATGATGTTAAAGCTGGAGGTGGAGGACAGAGGCCCTTACGTGGCGCTGACACAAGGCGGCAAGGTGCTCACACAGGGGGGCAAGGCGGTAGTAGTAAGAAAATTTGGATAACATTAAAAACAATAGAATTACCTTAGATTTGCATCCGAGGATTACAGATAAAATAGAAAGGATAAATTTGT